AGCTCCCACCCCTCGCGAAACATTTCCTCGCAAGGTCGATTGATAATTCGAGCGGCAATATCGTCGGATTGATAAAGAGCATCGATTTGGCTTCTAGGTAAGATATTTAGCTCGGCAAAAGCTGCCATTCTCTTATCGCGGCCCATCATTCCAAGGCTAGTCAAAGCGTTCATCCATCCGTCATAACGAGGACTATCAGCTCGAGTCATTCCTTCCGGGATAGGTCTTGCTAAAATCACAGCGGCGTCATTTCTTTTTTGATTTTGATTCTTATTTTGTTTTTTTGACATTTTATTCCCCGCTCCATCACATATTTAAAAAAGATTCCAAGTCCGACCTTGTATCGTGTTCCATATCGAGCAATGCTTGCGCCGTTGCGTCGGCCTGATCGTTAAAAGCAGAATTAGGCACCATTGTCATTTCGTTCAAGTATTCTTCAACCCAAGGATTCTGAACTGGATCTGGCAAAAACACATTACCAGACTCAACAATATTTGCAGCAGCTAACCATCTCGATTCCTTTGAAGCTCCTTTTGGGTCGACTGGAATAAGCCCACTTATTTTTCTGCCGAGTGAATCCATTATAGCAGAACCGTTTGCTTTGTCTTCAATCAATATTCTTTTAGCTGAAGGATATTTAATCATCATTTCAGCAATTGCTCTTTCCGTTTCGTTAAATCCTATCTGTTTTCTGAATTGGTGAACAAGAAATTTATCCGCACCCTTCTTTGCCCAAACCTGACCAACAACAAAAGAATTGTCCGGGCCGCCTTTAAAACTAAGATCCCAAGACATCAAATAAGGCTGAATTTCGACAGGTAAAAAAGAATAGTAATTGAACCACGAACGCTTGAAAATATTTCCGCCTTTAGGAGTAGGGCTTTGCTGATAAAGAGCACTCCACCAATACGCACTTTTAGTGTCTCTAATTTTAATCAATGATTCAGCCGACCACATTTCAGGCCATAAGGCATTTTCATTTTCATCTAAGGCTGGCAAAATAAGCTTAACCCATCCTTCATTTTTAAACCGTTTCATCACCCATCCGGTCAAATCGTCTTCGTGCCACCTTGTCGCATTGATTATAATAGCCCCGCCTGGTTGCATACGGGTTGAAAGTGTTGCTTCATACCAGTCTTTAAGCCCTTCTCTTACAGATTCGCTTTGAGCTTCTTCTTGGTCTTTAATTAAATCGTCCAGAATGGCTAAGTTTGCCCCTTTACCAGTAAGAGAACCGCCACGACCAACCGCGATATAAACTCCGCCTTCAGTGGTTGAAAATTCATTCACACCTGGTATATCTTGAGAAATTCGACACTTTGGGAAAAGGTATCTAAAAATCGGGTCGTTCATTTGATTTCGAACTTTACGCCCGAAACCACTTGCAAGCTTCTGACCATAAGTTGAAAAGATTATTTGATGAGTTGGATTTCTTCCCATGTACCAAGCTGGAAAAAATTCTGAAAGTGTGAGCGACTTTCCGTGTCGAGGTGGCATTGCAATGATGAGCCGTTTGATTTTCCCTTGTTCCACTGCTTGCAGGTGTTTTGCAATAAGCATCAAGTGCTTAGCTTCTTTATACCGAGGCCAAACTCGAAGAATGTAAGGAATCAGGAAATTTCGGCAAGCTATGTCTAAGTTGATTTTCATTCATCGCTTTTTCTTAGTTCTATTTTTGAGTCTTCTAAAATAGACAAGCCGATTCGTTTTTGATCTTCTTTGCTAATATCATCATAGTCAAAATGATGGGTGTTTTCGCTTTCGGTCTTATCAACCAAGCCTTCAACAATTTGCATCCAAAGCTTTGCAGCAGGAGCCGAACCGCTCCTAGCTTTAGCTGCAAGACCCTCCATTACAGACGGTGTCAAAGCTTTATAAATAGACATAAAATTAGGTAGGTTTATTTCTTTTAGGTGTGCGCAGATTGTGTTTTTGCTGTAACCTGTTCTTTCTTGAAGTTGAGCAATAGTAGCAAGCTGCCGTTTCTCTCTAAAATGTTCCATATAAGCGGCTTGAATATTTTGATGAACCACGTTGTAATCAAATCGCCTTGCCGGATTTCCCAAGTTAGACAAACTTGTTTTTTCTTTCTTAGCCTTCTTTTTTACTGTTTTTTTATTCATAATCAATATTTTAACAGCATTTAAAACGTTACACAAGCCGTCAGCGTTGCCGCGGCGACCCAATACAAGGCTCGCCTATAGTCTCCTTCAAATAAATAAGCACAAGAGGCCATTAAATCGATTGCAATTTGTGCTGTCTTCACAATAAAGCACATGGTTTCCAAGAAAATAAATGTCTCCTTGCTTTGTTTTTACCTCTTTCGGAATCTCTGGAACCTCTTCCTCTTTTTCATTCAAAGTTTGCTCTTCAGGAGTTTTAATTTCTTGCATGTAAGGAAAGGCATCAAAATTCACGCTCTCTTCTAACCAAGAAGAATCTAAATCAATTGCAAACTCGTCAAAACCTTCTTGAGTGATTCTTTGGAATTGAGAAGAAATGAGAAGGATCTTCTCTTTGGCATCTTTCAAATCTTTTGCTTGAATGATTAAGGCAGGGATCTCAAAAGTTTCATTTCCTTTTGAATCAACAAAAACAGCTTTTTCTTTGCTGAACAATCTTTCGCGCCCATGTCCATCCAGCAACCAAAAAACATCCTCTTCTTGCCAAACAAACATGGGAACAAACAGACCTTTTTCGGTGAATGACTTTTTAAGCTTTGAATAATTTGTCTTTGAAAGATCCTTTAGGTTTCCTTGCAAAGGCTTAAGCTTTCGATAATCAATATTCTGAATCTGCATCTCACCGATTTTAATTTTCATCGCCTTTTCCATTCGTAAGTTTTAGTTTTATGGTGTCCTCAACGTAAGAAAAAGCTTCATTCCAATTTTTACCTGACCCAAGAGTCTCAAGAAATTTTTCTCCCTCATCGTCGTATTTTATAACCCCAACAAAGCAACAGATATTCGAATTCGGCATGTATAAGGCAACACCACCATCAAGCAAACTTGCCGCTTTCTGATTAGCTATTGCCAATTCGTTTTTTTGAATCTGATTATTCATAATCTGATCTTGTGTGAGCATTTCTTACTCCTGTGATTTTCCAGTTGGCCCTTCGTATTTTAAAACAACAGCAAAGTCCGGAGTCATTCCGATAAGCTTGAAGAAAGAACCTTTAAATGGAATAAGTTCTCCAACCTGAAGTCTCTTTGCCCATTCAGGAAGTTCATCCCAAGTTGGAATTCTTGGAACTTGTGGTGCAGGATTTTCTTCTGTTCCACGTGCAACAATTTCACCTTCGTTTTTGTTTTCTTGAGTTACTTCCATCAACTCTTTTTCTGTTTCTGTTTGGCTTGGAATGTTTTCGAGTTCCATTTTCATTTTCCTTTCTAAAAAATTAATCAACAAAGTTCTCATCGAAAATACTTTGCTGAATGTCGTTTTGATTAGCTGGACGAGTCATCACAATTTCACCAGTTTCTAAATCAACCCAATGTTTCTCCAATTTGTCTGCAGATAAAAAACAAGGCAGGCTTTTTTGAATAATCTTCACACCTTTCCTTAAAATTTCGGAAGATTGATCGATTATAACTTTGTGGGTATCAATTTTTGCTTTGAAGTCTTTTTTGATATCGTTGAATTGAGATTCAAGCCTTTTGATTTCTTGAATGCTTTGTGACTGGGAAATCCCAAGAGAGATTTTTTCTTCTGGTAAAAGAGCGATTCAACTTCAGCCTCGCTTTTTCCTAATCGTGTCCATCCGTTTTGACGCGCGAATTCGCGTTCATTGATTGCCATTGTTAGCCTCCTTTTAGTTTTTTATTGCGACTGTTCTTTGCCTCTTAAAATTATCTTCCAAACACCATCAATTTTTCTAAATCTAGTTCCGCATTCTTTGCACCAATATTCAAAGTCTGGATTTATTCCTATTCGCTTATACGATCCGCATTTTTGACACGGCTTCAAAGTTTCTTGTTCCATTTTATTTTAAAATGCATCTTGTGTTAAATTGTTTTTATTGTCCACAGAATCCGAATAAAATATTTTTTGCTCTGCTAAATTGTAAGTTCTTAAAGCCAAATCTAAAACCTGTTTTTTATCTAAAAATGGGAACATTTTTTTTATTTCATTCATGATTTTGATTATGTCTAAGATCATTTCACACCGTCCAAAATTTTATTCTTTTTTCTTTCAACTAGTTCTTCGTAAATTCTTCTAAACTGGCCTCGTATCACATCAGGGTTTTGTGAAGTGCATAAATCTCTCCAGCCTATTCCCTTGATTGCCTCCATAATCAATTCGTCTTCAATTTTTGGAGTTCCATAAACTCCTCCGCAACGACTCATTTCGTTTAAGACAATCTGCCAAGCTTCAGCATCGCTTTTAAAATCGTCTTGATTGATTAAAGCGTACTCACGAATGTAAGCTATCATGTTTGTGATTGGAAAAATGTCTTTGTGATTTTTACAGAATTTTTTAACTTCGGCAACAAACTTTTCCGGATGAAGATCTTGTAAGTATTCAAACATCACGAGTGACCTCTC